TGTTCCAATACCGCAATCTGGTTGCCATTTAATGGCTGGATTGGAATTGATTGCTGAGCGTTGATAACACCGCTAAAAAACAACGTCATACCGTCGCCTGTTTGAGGCTGTTGAACTATTGAGTTTACTTGGGGATAAATGCCAAAAAACTCTTCACGATTTTGCGAATAAAATGCCGGAAAGCCAGCCACATATACTGGGGTGTGAATAGTTAGGTATTTGTTTTGGAAATTATAAAGCGGGTTGGTAATCCCTAATGTTTCATCGAGCAGATATAATGACTGAAAGGGATTGCACCAGAATCTAAAAGGACGTCTCAGATTAAACATGCGCAAATGTTCAGGGAAATCATAAATTACAAAAGTATTAATGTATTGCTGTAAATCTGAGTCAGACAAAAGAGCTGTAGAAGGAGATCGCGTCAGTCGCCGTACTTTAGTTTGTATCGTTTGTAAGGTTGAGCTTGCATTGGCAACAGGCATAATATCTCCTTAAATTTGAATCTGACTGCCCAGAATATTTTGTAATGCAGCCAATAATGTCTCATTCAGTTCACCAATAGGAACCGCCTGCGCGCAGATATCTACGGTAGGCGGTACTCCTACTGGTATAGAGAAAGGCGCAAATAAAGTCGTATCAATATCTATAAGAAACGTGTTGGGGTTATTAACTATGATTCCTGCAAACAAACCACTTGCCTCTTGCATGCCACATGCTGGTGGTATATCTAACCGTACGATCGTTCCATTAACATAGCCGTGGTTAATGGTGGTCGTTACCTGGGCAGGATTGCCATTCGTAATAGCAGAGATAATGCGCATGGCAGGGCCAAAGGTTGGATTTTGATTAGTAAAGCAGACATAGCTTAACGCCATCGTGGTTCCTTAGATACTCACCGTTTCTACTGCCATTATATTATTAGTCGGAACTTCATCGATGTCGACAAATTCTAGAGACTGAAATGAAAATCGACGCACTTTGGTTTTAATACGCATTTGGGCATTGGTCATATTACGCATATCACCGCCCAAGCCAACCTGTTGTACCCCAGTTTCTCCTGGAACGTATCCATATTCAGGATACCAGCCATTTTTATTTAAATGCCGAGCCACACCGAGCGGAATTTCATAGACTTCTTGATCAAGAAAATCATACCGCTCAGTTTCGTCGCCCTTGTAAATAGGCCCATAGCAGAATGAGAAAGAGCCGCCGGGTACTTCATGGAAAATAAATTTACCCTTCACCTTTTGCCGGTCTTTTTCACGCAAGTTATTGTAGTTTTTTTTAAGCTCTTCCGCCTTTTTTACCCGTTCTGAAGGCATCGGCGCTTGACTCATATTGGTTCTAGCCATTATTAATCCTTTCTAAGATAGGAGGGGAACACCCCCTCCTTATTATTCACATATATATGTTAAGCCTATAGACCGCCAAATGACGATTTACCAGCTACCCAATACATAACGTCCGCTGCTGCAGTACCCGCAGGTCCTGTAATAGCAGCGCCAAGGGCATTACCATTACCACCCGTACCGAGAATCATGCCAAGATAACCGGTATTAACGGTTGAATCGGCAAGAATACCTGTATTCGTGTTATAGATCTGAAGGCCCGCGATGGTTGGAACCTGTGCCGCATTAATAGACAATGCAGATGCGGTATCTTCACCAAACGGCGTTACTTCAGGGAATGAACTTGGTTGTTGTGCAATTGTTGGATAAGTGAATGCCGTGAATGTCGTCGTGTTGATGTTGATCGTGAAGTTATAATCATCAACAACAGTCAATACAATTGCAGGCTGATAGTTATTATCAGGCGTTGCATTGAGTTGAACCATGCCAGACACGGTCGGGATGTTGAAGCGAACTTCTTGTCCCGGGGTCAGGCCATGTGGAATAGCAGTCGACACTTGAGCATTGGCTGCTTGAGTAATGTTAACGATATTGCGTTTTCTTGGGTAGAACAATGAAGGATAGTTAACAATACGATAGAAACCAGCTCCGCCAATTGCACCAGGTGCAGTCGCCAATGGGTTAGATGCCGTCAAAAGCGTAAAGCTTGTGTTAGCTGTCACCGCGCCCACGACAAAATCCATACCATTGATATCAGTTTGGGCTGTGTTGCTCAATCGAACAATAGAGCCTACGGCCAATCCTGCAGTATTACCCGTTGAAACGACTGGCCTGGTTACGTTTGTAGAGGCCGTCGTTGCCACAGGGGCACTCAAGAGTGGCAATGCGCCTGCACTCTGTCCTGATGGATCGTAGAGCGTAAAGCCACCAGTCAGTAATGAATCGCCATTAAGATATGCGTGACCATTTACGCCATATTTAACGAGACCCGTGCCTGCGGCCATCCCACGCTGCCAGTAAAATTCAAGACCTGCAGCAGCAGCCGGTGTACCAATGTTGCCATATTGTGTGTAGTTGTACACATACATGAAATCAACATTAGAAGGTATAACGATTGCCTGATTAATAACTGTAGCAGGAACTACAAATGAACCTTGTGAAAGTATAGTACCGTCCATAGTATTCTCCTTATACAGCTAATGTTGCACGAAGATTGATAACCCAAAGATCGTTGGTGATCCGCTATTTGTTACTCCCTTTCGGGGGAAGAACCGCTTCGGATTCTTCTCAACTGGTTTCCTCAGTTGTTCGGACTATCGCATCCCATTTATGGGTCTTCTCACTTAGTCTCTCACGGTGGCTTGCGCCTTCCGCCCTGTCACCGGCTCTTACGCTACGGCTTCCAAGTCAATCAGAGAAGATTTATAGTGCCCCGAAAGTTCAGGCACTTCTGCAAACTTATAGCCAACAGAGGCGTTAAGCGCCAATGGGTCACTATAAATTGGTGGACGATAAATAAAGCTTGCGCTGTAACCGTCTTGCACGATACACGCATAGGCTTCCATACCAACACAGAAAATGTTGTATACGGTAGCGCCTAAGCTTGAACCGTTCGGGGTATTTGAACCTATCGAACTAACCAAGAACCTGAGATTTCCTATAGCACCCCATTCTGAGCGCAATGCGTTCATTGGAGCTGGATATTGGTTCTTGTGAATAAAGCCGTTCACGTTGTCCAAGTTACCGGTCAAAAAGGTTGAACATAATGCAAAGTACGCATCTCGAACCGGGGCTGTTCCAAACTTATCTTCACCTTCGATATTCAAATAGTAATTTAATTACTATGTCTGTTACTTTTTGTGACCCTTCCGGGCGGGGAAACTTCTTCGAATCTCCCTCTCTATATTTCTATAGAGTTCAGACTATCGCATCACCTTGCGGTGCTTTCTCACTTAGTCGTTCACGGTGCTTACGCTTCCGCCTTGTCACCCCAAAGGGCTTCCAAGTCTATCAGAGAAAGTTTTACATGGACAATATCTCTATCCATTATCGTATATGCATTATTATTCAATAATGTACGCACGACGTTATCAACATCAGAACGTGAAATTTCAGTTGGTATATCACCGTTTACGCCGCCAACACAATTAATAAATGAAGCGGTTGCTGCAAGCATGTCCCGAGTCAATTGATCTTCGGTTTGACGTAAAGATACGCCAAGACGAGCTGCTGCTTCGTTCAATACTGGATCTTGGTTTTGAAGGGTGCAATCTGTTACTTTATGACCACAAATGTGGCGATGGGTCTTGTTATTCCCCATTCTTCTGGTTACCCAGAAGCTCGGACTGTCGCTTAACCTTTCGGTTTCCACTCGCCTCAGTCTCTCACGCTAGTCATTTATTTATTTTAGTTTTACAATGTATATATACACTTTGATATAGGAGAAATCATGGATACGCCTCAAGAATTTGCATATTTAGCGGGAATAATTGATGGGGAAGGATCTATATACATTGGTAATTTTAGTAAGAATAAAAAAACGGGTGCTTTGTATTACCAAACAAATATGGAAGTAACCAATACTGATGAATCTCTTATGAAGTGGCTGACTGAGAAATTTGGAGGAAGAATACATAAATATACAGAAAAACAAACTCCAAAAAATTCCAGAAAACCTATCTATAGATGGATTGTTACCAGTGATTTATTGACCTATCTATGCCAACAAATGCTTCCTTATTTAATTATAAAAAAACGACAGTGCTGGATTATGATTCAAATGAGAAATACATATACCAAAAGCAATTATGTTAAAGGTCATAAAGGAACTCAGCCAATTAGTGAATATATTATGAAAATGCGCAAATCATTATTTGATGAGATGCGATCATTACATTGCAGAAACTACAATAAATAAACCCTTGCGCCTTGTTGTCCCATAGGGATTTCCAAGTCAATCAGAGCGGATTTAAAGCAGGCCATCTGCTTACAAAACCAAGAAATTTCAAAGAACAATTTTATTAACCTGCTCGTTGAGCGTTACGTATGTCTTTACGCTTCAACTGTTACGGCACATATACCGTAAAAAGAGATCTTGGCATCAATATCCACCGCGGTCAGGTTTTGAGGCGGAGGCGTGATACCAGAATTTCCAAGTGGAACCATTGCTGTATTGAGAGGATTATATCTTCTCATACGCAACGTTGTACCGCCATTGCGTGGCATTTGCTTTGGCATGGCTGGGATCTTATGTATCATATTTGGAACTGGTACGGACAAAAGCTTATAAGAAAAGCTTTGCTGCACCGGCGCCGGTAAAGTAGATGTGGTTGTTATTGCCATATCTTCTCCCAAAAAGAGAATTAAACATATAGCAAGCTGGCGATGGCTTGTGAAGACGCCGCGTGGTGAGCGATGCCACAATAGACGCTCGTAGAAGGAGCGACCTTCTCAAGACGCTATGCGTAGTATAGATAGAAAAGAATGGTTAAATCAAGTCGGTACCTGCCCGTTTATAAATTTCCGTTCTTATAAAAAATTCATATCAAGGCAGGTTTTTCAAGAAAGATTAATATCCTTGCCACGCTTTATTAACCGATTAATGTTATTATTCTTATTTATTTGGAGCGAACACACCACAATTGTATATCTCAGATTCTTTAAGGTCTGCGATTTTCTTGAAATCAAATGTCTGCATGATTATATCGCCATAATTATCAATATGCCTTTTTAATATCTCTTCCCGAACATCACGCGGACTTTGAAATTCAATCTTGTTTATGTATTCGTTAAAATTATATAGAAATTTATGAATGGCTGGTCGACCGCAACAATCTACAAACCCATTCTGAAAAATATAAAGGGTGACATTTTCATCTTCATATTTCATTTCTTTGCTATTTAAATAAGTTATTTTTATCATCAGTAACCCTGACGAGCCTTGTTCATTTCTTCAATGAGTTGTTTTTGTAGCTCAGGAGTCAGACCATTGGCGAATGCATTTGCCTTCGATAATGGCGTATCACCTTGTTGTGGCGAAATACTGGTCAATGGTCGAGGCTTAGCAGCATTTTTCTGGGCCAAGTTTCTATCAGCCTCGTATAAATCCTCATGATGTACGCCGAGCTGTTTGATCATCGTATATGCAGATACGAGCTTGCTGTACATGTCACCAGTAGAATTGTAGATAGTATTAGCCATCTCCGGATACTTGTCCTTAAATGCATTGATATTATCTGCTGACAATACCCGATCCGCATCAGGATAAGTAGCTTTCAAACGTGTCTCAGCAACCGTTTCAGATGATTGTTGTTGATATTGCTTCAGTTGTTTTTTAAGTTCACGTACTTCGTTATATACTTTTTTGACATGCTTGCCTTCGGCAACATCTTCAGCACCAAGAGCTAAATCATCTTCTTCAACCGGCGCTGGTTGCGGCTGCTGTTGTCTCGATTGCATTTCGCGAATTATACGAATGGCCTCGTCACGTTCTCGTTCCGCCCGTTCCCGCGCTTCTTTAAGTTGTCTGAAATTGCGTGCTTGCTCAGTTTCTTTAGGCTGTTCTGTCGCCTGGGCCTGTTGCTGTGGTGCTTCTTGTTCGGCACCTTGTTCTTGCTGCGTTTCTTCAATAATTTCAGGCATGGCTATTACTTGGTCATCTTGCATAATTACTCCTTATTTTTCTATATATTTTCACGCACAATTTCATAAACTTCACTATTGGGCAATTCATTAAGTGCGTCGTTTAACGACACATATTCATCATATAGTCCACTTGATTTGAGCCTGCGATAAAATACCTGATACTGTTTTTTATGTATATAAGCAAAGAATGCAGGATGATACTTTTTTAAAAACAATGCTGCATGTACCAAAATATAGGATATTAATCCGAGCTCTTTTAACTCTATATCTATTGGCCAACATTGGTCCCGAATCTCTTCATATCTCAGAAAATTTTTAACATTTTTTTCTTTATCCATACCGCTCGCTATTTCTCTAAAAAGGGTGAATGCTCTTCCTCTCCATTGAGCTTTTTGGCCAGCTCAAACAAGCTGCCATCAGCGAAGTCTAGCACAAATTGTAATAGTTGCCTTTCTTCTGGATGGATAGCAAGCGCGTGCTCTTTAAGCTGTAAACAGGTGTCTTTTGATGGGATGGTCCACAAGAAATCGATAACATCGTTTTTACGTTCAAATCTATATACCGTTTGGTCATAATCAGGAGTTGGGCACGAAAACCGCGCCGTAAAATAATTACGAAGCACATTAGGCATCAGTCGTTCTTTTTTGGTGATGACGACAATGTAAAAATCGGTCGGTGTTCGTTTTTTGAAATCTTCGGCACATTCAAACAGACTTTTATCCCAATCGGATAGACATTCAAGCATCTGGTCATGGGCAGAATGGGTATTATCGGCGGCTGATCTAGCTAGTTCTAATGAGACTGCGCCCATTGTTTTCTTTTTTTTCATTACGTCCTTTCTAACACAAAGGCCGAAGAGTGTTTCTTAAGCAACTTCGGCCAAATACGGAGCTCATTATGATATGACACATAATAGCTATCTTTTATTCTAACGATTTATTTTTTCTAAACAAGCGCCTTAACCGAGCTGCAACTATTTCGCAAAAAATAATTAAGCCTGCCAGCATACCTATTCTCTTTTCTTTTTTCGCTTTTTTTTAGACAATCCACTTTCTGACAAAGCTATCGCTATCGCCTGCTTAGGATTGGTAACTTTAGGCCCTTTTTTAGAACCAGAACGAAGCTTGCCTTCCTTAAATTCTTTCATCACTTTTTCAGTTTTATTTTTCTGAGCAGTTGACGGCTTTTTCTTTTTTGGAGTCACGGTTTTTGTCCTTCTTTTTGTCTTTGTTTTTCATTGGTTCTTTCTAAAAAGACCCCCAAACAGTTGTCCAGGGATCTTTATGTGGTTGTTGGCATATATTACTTTTTAGACTTTTTACCTTTGGCGCGCATTTCATGCCGTTTTTTGAGCTCGGGATACATTCTGTATACCTTTGCTTTAATTCCTTCTGGATTTGGAGCAAAATGTGCGCGAGCCAAAGCGTTACGGGCATGTGCAAGGTCCGGGATAGGAAAACTATATTTCGATGACCCTCCTGCAGCGCCCGCAAAATCTTTGGGCTTCACATTTTTATATTTGCCAGCTGATCCTGAGCCTTTCTTGGCCCGCATCTTTGATTCTTTGCCCCGTTTGACCTTAACGCCTCTGGCGACAGTAACCTTTTTCGGTGATTTTGTAGCCATTATGAACCCTTGTCTTTACGAGTATCTTGATTATACATGTCTAGGTGCTCAACAAATTTGTCGGGGTTGAACTCTCGATGTATAAAGCGGGAAGACAAATTGGCCATCGCGTTATGATCTTCTTGTACCATGCGTGAATCGGTGAGCTCTTGTTTGCGGCGTGGATCCACGTTGCCATAAAAGTTTTTCAACATTATTTCTATCATATTCGTTCCTTTAAAATGGGGCACACCGATAAGCCGACAATGTGCCCCTGTGCAAAGATCCCTATCTCACGCGCTTGGTCTCTTCAGACAACAAGCGTTCGTTAATAGCCCGTTGGTCATTGTTCGGTTTAAAAACAATGTTTGCAGGCTTGCCCAGAATCATGTATGCGATCTTGGTTGCCTTTCCAGGCACCCGTGGCATAACTGGCATCTTATACCTTTTTGGGAACGTTATTACGTGCGCGTTGGCGATCGTCAAGCTCATTCATTTGATGGTCAACGCCCCTAATGGTGTCATCAAGTCCTTCAGGCATATTAGCACCCGCATATGGATATGGTTTCATCATCACTTCTTGAGGCAGATTGGCAATAGCGCCATGATCTTCATGGATCATGCCCGCATCACGCATCTCTTCATGACGACGAGCTTCTGGCCCTGCATAATGACCGTGCATTCCCTCGTGCTTAACCGGTCCACGTTCGTATTTTTCCATGCCCATGTGTTCATGGTGTTGTGCTCTCTTTGAGCTGTGATGTCTTTTAGCCATGTCGGCTCCTTCAGTTACTGCGAACTTCAGTCGTCGACAAAATGTCGACAGGTGAATCGCAAGGTTTAATATCAGTACGTGACGTTTTGTCACAACCTGTGACGTTCTGTCACGACTTGAATCGCAAGGATTAACCTCTAACCTAGAACAGAACCATTCTGCACTGGTTGTTTGGTTTGGGTTTCTTCATTAGTGCTTTGAGCCAACGCTACATAGCGTTCAAGCTCAGCAATATCCATCCCTTGTATTTCTTTAACCACTTTTACCATATTAAGTAGTGCGGTCGCATGCTCGTTTTCAGCCTTCGCTTTGCGTTCAATACCAAGTTCTTGATTTTCATATACACGAGACATGCGCTCAATGCCAAGTCCTTGATCTGCCACCGTACGTGCTTTGGCCAGATCGGTACGTGCCTTGATCTCTTCCATAGCCACTTGTTGTTGTGCTTCTTGGGCCTGCTGCGCTCGCTGCTGCTGTTGTTGAACTGCGGCCATAAGCTTTGATTTCTCTTGGATGGTGGATTGTTCTAAAAGCAGATCGTCGGGAATCTGAACACCAAGCTCACGCAGCTGCAACAGTTGAGCAAAGTTCATCTGTTTTTGGGTAGCAGTGTTTAACCCTTCTTCAACAACTGCGTGATACTTACCAAAAGCTTTATTATAAAACTGCGGGCTAATCTCTTTATTTTCTAAAATCTTTTTAATCTTTCCAGGGGTAAAGTTGGCCTGTATAAGATCGATCATAATCTTGCCCAATAGTTTTTGGCTATGATCTAATTGGTCAAATAATAGTTGCAATGTGGTAAGCCCAGCGCCTTGACGAAGCATGCTTAATATACCTGCCTTATCATCAATAGCCGAGCCTAAAAGTTCTTCATTAACACCCGATACTTGTTGTATTTCTTCTGCAAGGATCTTGGAAAGCTCGATCATTGATGGCGGTATAGCCGGCGGCTGTATTTGTTGCACATCGCTCATGAGCGCTTCATCTTTAAGCGCCAATCCCCTGCCTTGGCCAGAAAGGAACACATCCTTAGGATTAACGAGTGCATTCTCTTTATAGATCCAGCCAGAATTGATTTGGCTTTCCATAATATCGAGCTCTATTATCTTTCTTCGGTTATATAAATACTGGCTATCCCGCAAACCGCGCACTACGCCCTGCACACGCCATGGATAATAAGGCAATTGTGGATTGTAGTATCCTAATACGGGCACAAAGGGATATTGATCGATGCCCATGGGCTGCGGTCCTTCATAAAAGACCTTACCTTGAATCACAATGGCCAATCGAACGGTCGGTATTTCGCTTTCAATAACCGTAACCATAGGATAGGTCTGCAAAAAGAGCTTTAAACGATCATTATCTTCGCTCTTCCACTCCATAGTCTCGCCCGTTTGGGTATCAACAAGCATCTTTTGCGTGCGATAATCGCGGTAATAAAATTCATCATATGTCAATAAATTTTTATATCCGTAATTATATGATTCAGGTTGAAATTGAAACTTCCCGTCCCTACCGGTGCCTGAATCATTGCCAGCTAATCCTAAAATCTCGTCAGCGTGCTGGGGCATGAGTGATATACAGTCTCTTTTGGTAAGAAATGAACGCTTCCAGACCGCATTACAATCTGAAAGGTCCGGCTTTTTAAAGTAAGGATCGATCAAGAATGCGTTGTAACTGGTATTGCTGATCTTAATATTTCCCGAAATAGGATCTTCGCGGTAATCCATCCAGACATGAAGCAAGTTCATGCCGGTTACTAAGGCACCAAGAAACGATTCAGAGATAGTTTCAAGACCCCCTTCTTGCTGCATGGCCCACATGACCACTTTGGTGAACTGATCCGCCGTATCCGCGTCCCCGTTTTCGATGGGAATAACGACCGTGGACTTGCGACTGCGCCGTTGATGGCCAGAAATCATGTTCACTACGCGCATGATACGATTGAAATTGAACTGCCGTCGTCGTGTTGCAGGAAGATTGCCGTATAAATCGTTCCAAAGTGTTTGATCACCACAATAGAACCTTGAGTCGGTATCGGCTTCACCCCAGAAGCTCTGATTCATGGTGATCGATTCGGCATAAAAGGATTCCATGCGTGCAAGAATCCCTTGATGCTTTTCGCTTGCGTAGACTGGTCCGAGTTGCGGGAATAAGATACTCACTAGAATCATCCCTTCTTGTTATGTTCTAAATCTTGGCAGAAACATGGAGGTGGGTGGAGAGTTGAGCGACCGACCTCGCACAATGCCTCTGCCGGGACTAGTCTAGAAAGGAGCAGTTATGAGATCAAGTATTATCTATGTAAGATTGTCCAAACCACAAATACACAGGTTATGGCGATACACATAATAACGACATCATTCATATTCAATACTCATTTATTACCGTCTATGTATTCAATGACCGCAAAGGACTCTGCGTCATCCTCTTCAATAATGATACACACAGGCGATTGTGGTTGTGGTTTTTTTGATTCAACAACTTCAATGGGAATCGGTGTCGCGTGTGTTGGCGTCGGTTCTGAAGCACCCAGATCCAAACCAGGTATTTCCACTCTCGCTGCCTCAACTTGAAGTGGCGGAAATGGTGGAAAGATTGGAAGCGGGGATCGCGGCGATTGGAGTTTGGGTGACGGGGGCAATGATACGATCTTGTGCTTATTTTTTTGGCGTCTCTTGCGCCTGCCGTGATTTGCTTTTTCCACTGAACGCTTAGCCGAAACAACCAAGGCGTATTTAGCGGTACGCTCTTTAACATGTTTTGGTACCTGCAACTGATCCATGCCAGACAGCGTAAAAACCATACACAAGATCAGATATTTCATACATCCTCCTCAGATTATTGAATTCTTCTCCCCCGTATTAATTCTCGCGCTCTTTGATCAAAAGGGCCACCATTTTGTTCTTCAAGTGTATCCATACAAATGGTTAATGATTCATCAACAAAATCAACAAATGATAAACCCGGTGTTGCATAACATGCATTGCGTATACGCTCAACAAGATGATGCGGCAGCCTGACCGTAATTGATACTTTTTTCATAGCGCTCCTTGCTTCCAATTACCGTTGATAACTCTTACCGTATCTAAATTAATACAGAATTTGTCGCCATCTATATCCGTTAGAATCGTGAATCTTTTTTTCCCTAAAGCATCCGCAATTAAATTATCATAATGAGAATGAGTCATACGATATTCAGTTGCTTCCGTCTTGCCAATAAAAAAAATAAGAACTCGTTTCATAGCACTCCTTATCTACTAAAATATCGACCCAATCGTAATACATGTTTTGCAATATATCAATATTTTAGTACATTGGATGCCGATCCTCATATATTTCAAAAGCAATCCATAAACCGATAAGAACAAGAGTCCATAACCATGCGCGCAAAATATCTATATACATGGGCGCAAAGATATAACAATCCCACCAGAACAAGCGTAATAAAAAGTTGAACAAGACCGCTATAAAAACCGCTCTGCCAATAACGACGATCGCTTGATTGGTTTTGCTCACAAGCAATCGCCACAACGTAGGCCAATTCATAATACTCCTTATGCAAAAGGCGCCCTTGCGAGCGCCCTATCTTATATCTACTTATTGGGTATACCTAAAAAAATAATCCTACTATTTTTCCGCAACCTACTGCAAATGCCTCGATTGCCCCTCCAATACCGCCCGCGCCTCCAGCTCCTGCAGCTGCTACCGCCGCGACTCCCATCGCCGTGGCCTGTTCGCTGGCCGATTGCATTTGTGCATTAAATTGAGCATTTGCTACATCGCCCGCGTATCCACGCGCCACCGTTTCACCAACAGCCGCTGCCGTTTGTGACGCTGCTACTGTTTTGGCCAGTGAGCTCGTAGCTGATGATGATCCCTGCATGGCAGCAGTTGAAGAATTAATGGTATTGGCAAACAATGGCTGGCCCGTTGGCGTCGGATAAATAGGAGTCACCGTGGAACCAGGCAAAGCAGATGCGACTGGAACAGGGCCTGACACGCCTTCTACTTTTAAAATCTGTACATTTGGTGTCGCTGCGGCTATTTGAGACGCCACCACTGTTGTTGCAACACCACCGCCTTGGCCAACAGCGTTCATGGCAGCCCCTGCAGCACCAGCACATGCAGCAGCTTCAGCTTGGCATAAAGCAACACAGCCTTTAGATACTACATTGGCAGCAGCTCCTGCGGCACCACCTTTATCAATCTGTTCCTGCAAGCCGGATTTTCCTGGTTGTTGTAAAATCCCTACGCCATCAACCACGATTCCTTTGGTAGTTTCGAGCGTAGCTTCAACAGTCTTTGCTACAAACATATAGCCTAGCGTTTTACCAAGCCAATAACCGACCGCTTCGCCAGCGGGAGACATAAAGGGTGGTTGACCTTTGTAATATAGAAAGGGACGCTGGCCTCGTTTCATACCGCCATTGCCACGCACATGCGATCTCAATGCAAATTCACCGTCCGACTGTTCGTGAACTGAAATATAGGCAGCCTTTGAATAAGCCGCTAGTTGGGAAGAGGTAATGTCCCTAAGCTCGGGGGTACAGCTTGCGGGGGCAATTGGTCTTTTCTTGCCATTGGTGAACAACGTAAAGCCGTCAATATCACTATGCTCAAGGCGAACCTTGCCTAACGACTGTGGGGCCAATACGTTCTTGTTCGACAACTTTATATTCGTTGCCGCCAAAGGAAAGAACATGCTCATTACTAATGCTCCTGTTACATATGCATGCTTACGTGCCATATGTATCCTTTATGGTTGAGGGTTAATAATAAAATGAGTATAGCAACTATTGCATGCAATACAAGATATTAGTTTACACAGGCTTGTAGGTCAAAATAACCTTCTGCTTTACCAAATCTTCAATATCTGCATCGCCGCAAGGCTCGTCAATGTACACAAAATGCACATGTTGTGGCGGACTAAAATAGAGATCGATCAAATGGACGACATATATAACTGCTAAGATGTTGATCAATAACACGATACATGCCAAAACATATATTTTCATAAAGCCTTACCATTTTGAAGGCGATAACTGACATTCATAATGGCCAATGCATTTCTTATGTTGGATTTTGCCATTACGGTCATCACAACTTTCGTATCTACGCTTAACTTCATATGGTTCGCCTACGATTTTATCCGGCTCGGCAATCCAGCAATGCTCTTGAGTACATATCCCAGGATCACTGCATGCTGCCCCATGTTTTACCAATGCGCGGGCCAAAATATCTTGATGTTGCTCCCTCATATAGGGATAAAAACGCTCCAGTGCTTCGCGCCAACTCATGTCTTCTTGTACTACCAGTGGTACCTGAAAAGCATTATTGGGTATGTGTTTCCCTTTTTTCTTAAACCAATTAATCATTTTACTCCTTCAATTAACACTATTCTGCCGGTGAAATTTCGCAATCATTTGATTGGATACAAACTTTGTGTCTTTGTTTTTCATTTACACAACTTGTTTTAGGTACAATGCCATCCCAATACGAATCAGTTTCTGGGTCGTAATCAAAGCAATTTTCACGTTCACAAGATAAAACATCGGCACAAAGAGCGTTATGTTTGATTAAGGCCCGTGCATCCATTTCTTTTTTCTCTGTTTGGATGTATGTGACCAATTTTGTTACTTCTTCAGCGTTATTTTCACGGTGCTTTGCCAATAATTGAGAAACAAGCGTCATTATTTGTCTCCTTAATACGGTTGTTGGTCTCTAAAAAAGTTCGGCAACGGCTCATTGGTGCCAAACATCGCTTCTCTATATCGTTTATCAAGCTCAACAGGATCAGTATTCTGGGTCACGCGCGGTAAAGCACATGCCATATAGCGCATTGCGTCAGCAGCGTGGCTTGACCAATCATGCAGCGGCCTGCCCTTATATACTTTACGACGATCGTCCCATTCCTCGCGGTAATTCTCAAGCGCTTTGATGAATTGCTTGCAGCTTTTCTCATCAATCCAGACCTTTGGTAGCATTCTACGTACAAGCTCAATGCCATCTTCAATATCGACCGATATGGGGTCTGAAAAGAGAATGCCGAGCTCTTTATACAGTTCCCGCTTGCTTAAGCCACGTGCTGACTCGCGCGCCATAATATCATGTGGAGGGAAATGCTTCCCGTACACGTAAGGCTTGCCTAATACTACGTTGGCAAAATGGTCCATTCCCCGATCGCTTTGTTCATAATAGTCAATAATACGTATAGTTTGTCCAATAACCTGCGCGAAAATGATGCATGTAGGGTCTTTAATACCGAGGTCCCAGAACGTATGCACTTTGTGATACGGCTCCCATGCGACAGTTCCTATTTGTCCCTTTAGTCGCATCTTATCAAGGTATTTGGCATAGTATGAGCCTTCTTGTCCCTTATCAAACGAGCACCAATATTCTTGTGCAGCCAAGTCTTCTGATATCTCGCCTGAGGCAATCTCTTTTTTGATCTCTTCTGCTGAAATGTGTTGCGTCTCATCAAGGGTAAGCTTATAGCAAAACCAGTCAGGCGAATGCATGGCAATCTGATAGAGCTCATACATATGATTTTTGCCGCGGGGTGTGGATATGATGACCACCACCCCATCATTTGCCCTTAAGATAGGCAATGCGGCAATCTTGTACGCATTCTCGTCAGCAAGCGCATACTCACTGAAGACAATCATACAGGGGTTTTTACCGATAATGGAAGTGTCATAGGTATCAGAGCCAATGAGGGAAATTATAGAGCCATTGATAAGGGTTATTTTCATCTCTTGTTGGTTGGTTTTGGCTATGAGTTCTGAAGGAATATAGTCAATGAACCGTTCACCCGTATTAGTAATAGAATCCCAGATAACGCCACGTGCTTGGGAGAATGTTGGTAGGCAATAGAAATAAATACCTACTTTGCGTATGGCCGCCCGTATCATGAGATTCCAGCATAGAATATCTTTGCCCGCACGTCGGGGCATCACCACAAAGAGCTTGCGATATTTACCGCCTTCAGTTGCAATCGCTTGCGCTATGGGCCTTTGATATTCACGTAATTTGAACTTATCAAGCCGGATTTGGGTTTCTACTTTCATTCTCTTTCCACTTCAACCACACAAAAAAGCAGTAACGAAATCATATAAATCGTAGCGACGCCAACGCTGAACACAATAGGCATATCGAGAATCTTTAGACAGCAACAGACTATAAGAAATTGAGCGGTGCGATCTAAAATATCTTCAATAACCATGTAGATCCTTTACAGTAACTCACTCAGATTTGTCGCATAAATGATTTTTCCAGTAACTGGATCTTGTTTCATAATCCTTTTTTCAGGAACTGGTTGCGTATCGTTTATCACAAATGTCCCATCCTCTGTAAATTTATATTGTGGAGGGGGCGTACAAGTATTATTCAACGGCACCGATGCAAAATGTGGATTTTCCAGTACGCTTTTGAGTTTTTCTTCAGTCGCAACTTCTTTTATAAACCGCTTACGCTCTTTTTCAAATTTAGCTTTTATCTTCAAGCGATGTTTGGCAATTGCTTCGCGAGCAAAATTGCGCAGTTGAACCAACTTTTCTAAATCAGCGGTCATCAATATCGATTCTAAAACAATAATGCTATACAATCCCGTCGTAGGATCGTATTTAAAGCTCCAGTCTGGTATTTCTCTATAGAGCAGATTCTTATTCTTTTTCGCCATATTTCTCAATCACTACAATTTTGGTACCACTATCTTCTACTTTATTGGCAAGTTTACTGCGCCATTCTTCGGCATGTTTCCAATCGTCGTCATAGTGATGCATCATTAACCGTACAATACTTGGTTCATAAATGCGCTCAAGTGCTCCCGTTTCTCTTCTATCGGATAGATTAAGCAGGCCCTCTCGGTAATATTGGGCAAATTTCTCGCTCTTATCACGCCAGTAAAGTAATGTCCTATGTGAGATACCATAAAGGGAACAGAATTGGTGCACTTTCAGTGCCTTAGGATTATCCCGTGTCCATATATAGAATGATAGGCCGAATCTCTCTATCGTTTGATCGTTAGCAGGCACCATTTGATTAGTCTTCATATCCAAATACTCGTGCCACTCTGTTTCGCAATTATTTCGAGGGGGTTTTACTTCTGTGTTATGTTGGGAATTTTGCTTACTCACTTTTGACATAATATTTCCTTATCACTCAAGTTCCTTAATCGTGAACTCTATCCTTGGCGTTTCCCCATATATTTTTTTCTTAAAGCATTGTGCTATTTGGCAATCATCTTTGTATAATACGCCGGTGCCCAGTTCGACAAGTAGTTTTTCCAGATTATCGAGATCAGGTCTGAAGTAATGGTAGCCGTCGACCGCTTTTTTGTTTCTCGTGGTATGTGGCATCTTCATTACAAAAACAATAACGATATCAAGTGGTCCCTTAAACAATGGTCTTCGTTTGTGCTGATCTTGGAGTTGCTCTCTTAATACTGCCTTCAATGCTTTCTGCACATCATAGACATGTCCTCGATGATAACTTGCCCTCGCCCAGGCTATGGGTTCGCCTAACAATACATAATGCCCTAAATTTGCCCCAGGTTGATTGATTTTTTCTGGATCAGCTGCCACATCGACTCCTTTTCAAATCGTTTGATAATGGTCAACCTCGTCATTATTTTGGCCATCGTCATATGCCGCGTAATCCGCTATTGGGCTACCATCTCCAAATGCTCCAACAACGACGCTGGTTGTCTGTGCAACTTTAGCTTCGCCTTCGCTTTTTGCCAAGTGTTGATCGTTTATGGTTGATCGCAAAATTGACACAATTTTTTCGGTGCCGGTTTCTTGAGAGAATCGATCGGCCATGGCAGCAATTTGGTCGGGGCTGAAAAAGGCCTTCATCGAATCTTGCGCCATAGCAATATTTTTTGGTTGATCATAGTCCAATGGCTCACCCATGGCCATATTTGTTTCGTAGCCTTGCTTGTCGCCATTCCTCAAAGCTGCCTCTGGCCTAACTTTCCAGGCTGGTAGAAATGTTTGTTTAACGGGCTTTTCCCACGCCTTCGGTTGGGTCTGCGGTATAGAGGCTCTTGTGCTTTCCCGTTGTTGGGTTTTCTGTGGCAGCCCCGCAGCTTTTTTGAGCGTTTTATCCTGTTCAATGAATCCCTGCCAGCCTTCATGCATCCTTGGATCCTCCTGCTTCAAGCCCTTAGCGGCTATAGCGTCATTCTCAGCAGCGAAATTAGCGCGAACATTATTGCTCTCGCACCATGTCCTGCAGAAATACATGAAGATCTTCCAAGGATCACGCCATCCCGTATATTTTTCTTTGCGAATAGCGTAGTCGATGTCGTCGCTCAACGATTGCAAGCATTCCTCTGGATAAGGAGTTAAGCCCGCACGCCCTCGCTCAGTAAGCCCAATTTTGTTTGCAATGCTGTCAATTAACTTTTTTTGCTTCTCCGTTGCGTACATGTTGAACGCTCTCCTCTTACTATCTGTATATTTATTTACCTTATATACTCTTACGCTTACGCTTTCGTTTAATAACCGAACAACGGGGGAATTTGGTGTAACCGAACCATAAACATGCCCCAATCCTAAAGCAAATAAGTATATAAGGGCAAAGGTCTTAAATGCCTTAAATTTGGCTGAGTATTTTTTACGGAATTCGGGGTCAAAAAAGATGGGGTTCAGTACATAAAGACATGAATGCCTATGACGGTATACTTTTTGAATCAGGCCTTGTTCATGCCACTTCTTCGCACGTCTGTTTGAAGTTGCGCGACATTTGTATCCTCCACGTTTAGACATGGTCATTTGGCGGGGGAATAAGCGCGGAAATGCATTGCCAAGCAATAAAAGATAGCCAAACAACTCGCGATCTTGCTCGCTCATCATATCAATATGAAACTCTAATTCTTCACGCGTAGCGAATTTGAATGATTCTGCTTGACATGCTTGTTTAGTTTGTGCTAGTCTAGACGCATAATTGATATTTACATTTCCATTCAAAGTGAAATCTCCGCGTTGTTGTTGTGATTGTTCCCTAATTCAATCGAGACTACATTCAAAGTGTTCATTTTGGACCTCATTTAGAGTGAGGAACGGAGTTATTGTGTTGTGGTACAATTATTAAGATTTGGGCGTTCGAAAGAGCGCCTTTTTCTTTAGTAACCTACTCTGTTGGTGAACTACTACACTTCATTCACGACAGTTATTGTACAAACTCTATTCTTTTAGACAATCATTTTTTTCAAGATATCGCTCGATTTTACATAATGTTTTCAAATGCGTCTTACACTTGCCATAGAGAAAGTTATGTAAGCATATTCGCGATACCCCAATAGCAGCTGCCATTTTCTGCAAGGTCATGTGTGCGTTTATCCCATACAAACTTCTCAGTTGTTTTCTGAGGTCTTTTTCCATGTCCATATATATCCTATGCTTTATGATGTAATTAATATCATTATATATATTTGTTGACATGATTGCAATACTTGTTATGATAATAATATCTTATTAACCATATACGGAGCAAGAATGTGTACAATAAATGAACAAAAAACATTTCTGTGTGATAGATGCGATATAGACATCACCAATGATAAAGACGCCGTATTTTTTGATTGCGGCGAAATTGGGCTGTGTGAATCATGTCATGGCCATTGGGAAAGTATACTAATGAATAGGTGGAAAGATGGCTGAACTTGTTTTGTGTCCAGGCTGCAATCGCCATGTGCGCCAGCCCGAACAACTATTGTGTTATCTATGTTTTAGAAAAAGATATGAAAGATAGAAAGGAATAATATGCCAACCGAAAGACGAGTCATGACTGCAGCTGAGCGAGCTGATTTTCGCAACAAATTTATAGCCAAAGCAGCAAATGGGCCATATGAAGATAAAAAAGTTATCTGGTGTATTTCAGTTATAACCAGACAAGATGAAGCTAAAATATTCTTTATACAAACGGAAAACGCAGAAGAAGCACGTGAATTTAATTTGCAATGGGCTTACGCTTTATTAGCCGAAAAGGGAAAGAAACAGTTCTCTTACAAGAATCTTAATTTGGATGTCGCTGATTTTCGTGCAGCGGACCAATATATGACAGACTTGCTTGAAATACCCGCTGGTTATAAAGAAAGGTAGTCATGGAAAAAACAGACATTAGACCCCTGCTCAAAAAACATAATGAAGGATTATTGCTTGTTATAAAAGAAAATTCTTCTGAAGAAATGTATAAACTGCAATTAAAAATGGGAGACTTCTATCTATCGAGCTGTGAAAAAATAGCGCTGAAGATGCATGCATTCGACTTGTTGATTCATTTAGCGGCAAAGACAGATACAAAAGAACAGGCCGAAGAAATAGAAAGTGTGCTTGCCGATAATAGACAGACTTTAATTGAAAATTTGGAAGCTATAAAAGATATAATAGAGAAGCTTTACGAATTTTATGAAGTAAATGTTTTGGAAAAAAATAGAGAAAAATAAGCATGGAAATGAGGGAATTAGTATCGTTGCTTGAAACAAAAATAAAAATGAAACTCACCGAATTATCCAGGATGGAAAAGGAAGTCGCAATTGCTAAATCGATGATACGCAATGACATCAAAGAACTCTACAAAGTACTCAACCTACATTATCCTGCCATAACTGAAGGGCTTAACGAGCCTGAAAATAAAGCTATAGAGGAATAGATGTCATACAAATCCACGGATGAAATTGGTAAATACATAGACGAGTTATGTGTAGGTATACAGCAAAAAAAAGAAGCATTAAGATACTTGAACGAAGTTTTAGAAGAGGCTGGAAATAAGCGCCTATTATTAGCTGTGAAATTAATGACAGAACAGCTTAATTATACTTTTCTTAAACTAACTACATCATATGCCGGCATTGTTATTATGAACAAATTCGCCGAAGAAAACAGTGCATTACGACAATTCGAAAAAAAAGAAATAGCCGAATTAGTTAAGCGCATCGAAGATGATAGAAATAATGATATAGATTCGATTAATTCGATATATGAAGAGATTTTAACAGAATTAAATAGGTAATAAATGTCATACAAATCAGAACAGATAAACGAACTTGCTGCCGCATTAGCAAAAGCTCAGGCTGAATATTCAGTTGCCGGCCTCAATAAAGCTAATCCTTTCTTTAAGTCCAAATACGCTGATTTTCAATCGGTGGTTGCTGCCGCACGGCCAGCGTTGACCAAAAATGGCCTAGCAGTTGTGCAGTCATTACTAGCTAACGATGAAGGCGCGCATATCCTCAAAACCGTTTTAGTGCATAGCTCAGGGCAGTATATTGAAAGCAGCATGAGGATCAATCCAGTTAAGCCAGATATACAATCCATCTCATCATACATGACCTATGCAAAACGTATGTCGTACGCCAGCCTTGTTGGTGTTGTAACGGGAGAAGAAGACGATGACGGTGAGGCTGCTGTTGCTCACGAACGAAAAGTAGCATACCAGCAAGCAAACGCTTCAAGACCAACCATAACTGAAGAACAGTATGATCAGCTGGAGTTTGAGCTTGATGGATTTCCACAGATAGCACAGATGGTATTGGATGGACTTAAGATAAAATCATTGGACCAGATGCCGCGCGACATATTTATTAAGAACATAGCTCGTATTAGAGAACTGGTAACAGAAGAAAGAAACAAACTTAAATAAAGGATTGTTATGGATAATGGTCATCTTGTTCGCTATTCAGCCCCGACAAAATACGACACCGCAGAATATGGAAAGGTATGGCAACAAATGCTTGATGATGGCTCAAAAGCCTTTATCCAAGTCAGCAAAGATGAACAAAATCCACATTGGGTAGAGATGGGCAAATTCTTAGAAAAGGTCTTTGCGCACAAGTTATATGACGAGGACTTCGTGTTGGAATGCTTAAATATATATTACTCCTAGATTATCTTTCAAAAAAACACCGCCCTCGAGAAGGAAGGCGGCGGAAAAAAGGAGTAAGTAATGAAGCGTGAAACACTGTCTACGCAGCTGCCCAACTTGATATGGTTAGCAAGTGAGCAACTGCGTAGGCGTAGATATGAGCTACCTAGAATATTTCATAATTCGTTCCGTTGAAGATTACATTCACTGCTTCATAATTTGTATTCATTACAAAGCTCGTAGATCCATCAATAGTCACTGCACCACCGACCGTCGTGATCGTAATATTATTGGTGCCCGCACTACCTGTTCTATCTTTTATGTAATATACCCGTCCTGTTGATGGAGCTGCATTAGGTAACTCTACGGTTATCGGTGCACCTGAAGAATCAACACTCAGATATTCATCTGTTGAGCCCACTACGTACGGAGTCGTATTAACGTTTGTATAGTTGAATACAATAACCCCTGAACCAGAAATCGTAATTGTATTGGCACCTGGAGTGACCGTGATTCCTGAACCACCGGTTATAACCGTCGATCCAATTTGTCCTGTAGATGCTATAGATACGACACTTGCGACAGAACCAACATTCACAGCGTATGTACCTGCGATATATGCGGTGCTTACTTGTCCTCCACCGCTACCAGAAGTACCCAATCTCATGACATTTGATTCACTAACAACGCCAGTATTACTGATCATAATGTTGTTTGATTCAGCTCCGGCATAGTTTACACCGGCATTGAAACCAAGCAGCGTATTTCTTGAACCTGTGGTTATTGTAGCACCAGTGCCGTAGCCAATAGCGGTATTTTCTCCCCCGGTTGTTAGACCCGCACCCGCAGTCCAGCCAAGGAGGGTATTTTGTGCTCCGGTGGTGAGAGAAACGCCAGCTACATCGCCAACTGCGGTATTAAATCGACCTGACCCTGTGGTATTGCCTGCTGCCCCTACAAAAGTGCCTGTAATATCAGGGTAAGCATACAAGAATTTATTATTATTTACTTTGTAAACACCAACGGTTCCTGCGGTATTAGCAAGTGCCATATTAATGTTACCAGCTGTTACCGTAATGTTACCCGTGGTGGCAGTAATAGCATCAGCGGTACCAAGATTTGAAAGATCACCAAGGGTTATGGAATTCTTCAAGTCAATATGAATGGTATTACCTGAACCAGAAGTATCAATATCTCTACCCGCTGTTCCGCCAAGAACATTGAGTATACCGCCCGCAGGTGTTGCCGTACCTGAATCAGTAGGGAATGAATCGGCTGCCGCTCCCCCCGCAGATATGGTCAGGGTGTTGGTACCAGGATTGCCTACAACAGTTACTAAGCCAGAGCCAACAATATTGATATTGCCCATATTTGGCGAAACGGCTCCGCCAGAGTTCCCAGTTAGCGTGCTTAATACCGCACCACCAACTACTGAGAAAGTAATCGTGCTTGTGCCAGGATTACCAGCGCCTGTAATAGTAACGCCATCACCAACAACATTAATATTTCCTGCCGTGGGACTTACCGCGCCACCCGTATTGGATGTTAGTGTTTGAAGCACGCCACCGCCTGTTGACAGCTGTATCCAGGTAGCGATACCTTTGGCTACATTCACCAATATCCAGACATTGTATGGCGCATTATTGTTCAGCCATAACGTACCCAATGGATATTTATTGTCATTAATACCAGGATCGCGTACTTCAACCATCAACTGAGGTGGAGAGCTGGGCCTTACGCCCATGTACGCTAGTGGATTTAATCCATCTAATTTCGCTTGATTTGGTACCGTAGGTCCGCCCATAATTATTCCTTTTTTGTTACATTGCTAAGAAAATAAAATCGTTGTGAAAAAATAGCCGGCACTGGCTGAAGAATTGGTTGCCATATATCCCACCAAATCACCAGCATTGCAGCTGGCATTATGTACTAAATCCTGGAAAACGCCCGTTGTGGAAGCGGGAACAGTAACAGTAATAGAGGTTAATACATTGTTGATAGATAATGTTATGACCGTATTAGCTGCTGAAGTATTTACGGCCAAATATACACTTAAATTATTAAATGTTCCTGCCGTAGGCATAATGGTAAACGCACTCGTATAGGCCACAAACCCAACAAATTGCGTGCCGTCTGATCCGATTAATGGCAAATTTTGACTGCCAGTGCTGATAATACGACCGACAGAACTTATTACCATATTTCCAGACGCTGAAGAAGCTCCAAAAATTGGCGGATTGCCCGCTCCACCTTGACTCAATAAAATTTGGCCTGCCGTGCCTGCGCTCGTCGAATTTAATTTAGTACCATCATAATAGACCACGCCATCACTGGTATAGGATTGGGCATTCGTACCGCCTTCGACAATCGGCATTGGGGAAATTCTTTTATATGCCATGATTTTTCATTCCTTTAAGCTGTATAAGTAAATGAAACGACCCCAAAAATAAGAACGCCTGCTCCTTCTGTTGGCGGACTCACTACAAGGAGTGCAGTATCGCTTGCGCCCGTAAATGCGACGCTGTGCGTCGTGTCACTAAAGGTGCCTGTCGTGTTGCCTGGAATAGTAAATGTTAATGCAGTTGCCACATTATTTTTATACAAAGTAACGGTCACTGAGGCGCTCGAATTGTTGGAATAGATATAACCAAACAGATTGGCCGCGGTGCCATTTGCTGCAAAAATACCAGATACATTCACTACTGATGATACGGCGCTACCGGTAGAGTAAATGCCCTGAGGCAAGCATGTCTGTATATTATAATTTGCATACACCGAAGGCACGGTAAAGCCGCCAGTTAATGGATAATAGACCGTTCCTGGATTACTGGTGCCCCCAACACCACAAATCATAACCGATGATCCAGAAGCGCCAGCATTTTGGAATGTAGGTGCCACTCCTGCGCCATTACTTGTCAACACTTGTGCGTTCGTGCCGGCACCTGTTGTTACCAATCGGGTACCATCAAAATAGACGACGCCATCTTGTGTGGCCATAGCAGTTGCGTTCGTACCACCTTCTACGATAGGCGTAGGTGAAATTCTTTTATATGCCATCGGCTCTCCTTATGTGTGATACGACATGCTTATGGTACCAAAAACCTGTCCCGTTACCGCAGCACTTATTTCCCATTGAATAATCTGTCCTTGAGAAACTGAAACGGTATGAGTGGTGTCGCTAAAAGCGCCCGTTGTTCCAGCTGGTATTGTAGCAACTAATGCGGTATTGCTGCCGTTAACATTTAAGGTCACCGTCAGCGGACTCGTTGACGCATTTGAAGTTACATATACAAATAAGTTAAGGGCTGTTACCGCAATAGGCATAATAAAGTTGTTATACGCTTGTACGGTATCTACTCCTGTAATAGGGTTTCTATATCCAAATGGTGAATGCCAACTTTTTGACCCCGTTGTGGCCAAACAAACGATGTTATCTGGTCCACCGGGTCCCAATGGTTCACCCAAAAGGGGAAGTATGCCCATACCGCTGCCGCCACTTGCAGCCTGATATGTCGGCGCCATCCCTGCACCATTAGAGGTCAATACTTGAGTTGCAGTCCCCGTCGCCGTCACATTGATCTTGGTACCATCAAAATAGGCAGTACCATCGGTTGTAGCAAACGTTTTCGTATTCGTGCCACCTTCTACTATGGGCGTTGGAGATATTCGTTTATACGCCATAGTTATCCTTTATTGCCACTTAAAGTCGATTTAATCACTTCAATCTCTTGTTTAATGAGCTCAAGATCTTTTACAATCTGTTCAACTGCTTGCGTGACTTGTTGTACTTCTACTTTCAAACCGTCGATTTTGCCTTTGATATCTGATAGAAAAAATATAGACATACTTCTCCTTTATTTTGATATACCGTAGAGGCTAATTTCCGCGGTTAATGTATCACCGGTAGAAGGTATAATCTGAAAAGCGTTCATCACGGTTGCCGTATGATAGATTCCCCATGATTGATCACTAAATACACCAGTCGTTGTGTTGGCCCAAACCGAATTGCCCTGAAATGTAGGAAATGAACCATTCGTAAAATTGTAAAGATATAAGGTTGCACCGCCAACATAACCGGTATTGGATTCCGTGAGAGTAAATGCATTTGTAGAGGTACCATTAGAGCTGGGCGATCCGGAATTATATTGCCATCGATTCCATGTGCTATTGTATCCTGAACTTATATAGGATGAACCGCCATTAGATGATAGTTGTAATAAATAGCTGGCAGATCCAGATGTGGTCATGCTCGCTATGGTAATCACAAAAACGTTATAGGCATTGGTTATTCCTGTCGTGAATGTGACACCACTAGAAGCCACTAAATTATTTGTTTGAATTAATGCCCACCCGCCGCCTCCGCTGGCAGCCTGAAATGTTGGTGCAACGGCAGGCCCATTTGATGTAAGTACCTGCCCGGCTACGCCGACCGTTGTTGTATTTAAAATGGTACCATCAAAATATACGACGCCGTCAGCATTGGTCATCGTGGTAGCGTTCGTGCCACCTTGTGCTATTGATACTGGAATATTACTATTCCATGCATTATTTGTCGCCATCATTACTCCTTATACGACGGTGATATTGCCTATTGAACTCAATACTTGCCAGGTGAGGTTAGCCGCAATACACACTATTTCAATTGCATCACGAGTCGCAGAAGAGCTCAATGAGCCACCGGCACCAGCAGTTGTACTTGAAGTACCAAAAAATATTTGTTGACCTGCAGCCTGCGTTACTTGCCATCCAGTGGCATTGTTTATACCGGTAAGGCGTAGGATATCTCCCACAGCTGATGCAGCTGGCAATAGAAAGGTCAGCGTACCAGCACCATTAGCTATATAGCCATTATTGGAAGCCATGTTAGTATTAACGGTTACCAAATTCCAGGTGAATCCTGCAGCTCCGGTACCTGCAATGGTAATAGACCCCGCACCGTTGGTAACACTGATATTGGTTCCTGCGGTAATAGTTGCCAGTACCGGATTTGCACCCGTTGAACCAATTGGCAATTGGCCATTGGTGGCAACACCAAGTGATGAAATAGATCCCGCCGCATTACCCAATTGCAATGAATGGTTGGTGGTTCCGGTGATCGCGACGGTTAGCGTACTTGTGCCTGCATTGCCCGTGATTTCTATACCGTTGGCATTAGAACCAACGACGTTAATATTATTACCAGTGGGGCCCACCGCAATGGCATCATTGCCAGTTAGTGTTTCTACTAATCCACCAGCACCGCCTCCAGGTAGAATCGTCGTAATTTGTGACATACATGCTCCTAACTAAACGGTACCAAAAGCGCCATACCACGTGGTTAAATATACACTTCCTGATCCAGGCGCACCTTTAACATAAATGGTCGTACCTGCAGATATATTTGCCACGCCGCCCTGATCGGATTTGTTGGTCGTAAGATCAAGCACAATGCTTGTTGAAGCGGGAATAACAAAATGATCGTTTACGCCATCGAGACTAAAAGTAAGTAATGCGTTCGTCGTATTAACCATATATAAGATTCTGCTTGGATTAACCAAAGCTGTACCAATGGCCGTATAGCCGGCACCAATGGCCCCGAACGCTTCCGTTCGTAGGGGTTCTGGTAATAATCTAATCGCTAATGAGCTCATACAGTCTCCTGTGCACTGACCTCAATAGGTTGTGCTTGTTCTTTCTGTTTCTGTTCTTCAGCTGCAGCGAGGCATTCTTGTTCATACTTTTTAAGATCTTCGGTCATTTCTTGAAGAACTTCATATACTTCTGCATATGGTGCCCCATACGGCAACGTGAATAGATATTTACGTTCATTTTTTGCTGTATCTATGGTGATAGTTAATCCTTTATTCATTCTCTCTTTCAATGTTTATGTTCAATTAGAAGCTAAAAATCCAGTAAGCTATGTTCACATTGCCATCTAGTGCAGCAGCGCCGTTGTTCACAAGCGTAACGGTAACAGATCCGGCGGCGGGCAAGACACGTTCAACGGTCATAAGCGCGGCATTGGCGCCTGTATTGGCCGCTGTAATTAAAATACCACTGGCGGTGGTTATAGAAGCATTGGTAAGAATAAATGCTTGGCTTGCAGCTGCGCCAGTCGTAAATCCAGTGAAATTGGCAACACCAATAGTTCCAGTAATTGCAATGGTATTTGTCGGTGATGCCACCGTATCGAATTCTTCAGAAACAGTCAGTATGTGGCTCGACGGCTGTAGAGCAATCCCGCCCGTTCCTGAATTGATGGTAGTTGTACCTGCCCCCGTTTGTGAATTGATGATAACCGTATTTGCTGCAGCATCATCTGCAAAATGGACCGTATTGCCAGCTGCGACCAACGTGAACGCGCCCGTAAGATTAATGGGACCAGGTGTAACGGTAAGCGAACTCAGATTTAATGCACCACCGGTAAAATTGGCCCAATTGGCTAAGTTATTTGCCACTGAAGTTATTACGTAGGCAGCATTAGTAACCTTATCGACCCAAAGCGTTCCAAGAGGCGCTTTATCTGCCGTTGTTGGCACACGTAAGCTTATTATAGGGTTTGGATTCACAAAGTTTAAAGGCTGACTAAAAGAATAATCGGCACTTTGTCTTGTGTAGTTGCTCATGTTTTCTCCTAAAAAATTATTAACGCCCACAGTAAACAACAATAAAGTCATGAAATCAAGCTATTGACAAATGCAATGTACATATGTACATTGAAAATAGATACAAGGCTAGGAGAATTTATGGAAAAAAATCAAGTAAAAAGACTCGCGATGTATATGCCAAGAGAGCTGCATCATGAACTAAAAATGATCGCTGCAAAGCGAAATATCACCATGACCGCATATGTGGTGAATATCCTTACAGCAATTGTACACAAAGAAAAGCAGTATGAATAAGGGCATTTCTAATTGTAAATTTTGTAACAAATTATTTGAATACCGAATAAGAAAAAATCGGGGCATATATTGCTCACGCCATTGCCAAAATACAGCAAATGCTCGTAGAGCTGCACAAATAGCTGAGGCTAAAAAGAAGATATCGATCTGTAAAAAATGCAATAAAGAGTTTCGTTATAAACCATGCGATCAACCAGGCATTTACTGTTCAATTATTTGTAAGCGGAAAGGGTCAAAATTAACTGATGTTACAAAAAAAGAACGTATGAAAATGTATTACGAACGAGATGTCATACGCCAAAATAATTGCTGGGATTGGAATGGAATGATTTACAATACTGGATACGCATCTATTCCACAGGGTAGAAATAAAACTATTCTGGCACATCGTGCTTCATGGTTAATTCATTTTGGAGATATTCCCCAAAATATGTTTGTGCTCCATAAATGTGACAATCCTCCATGCACTAATCCGAAACATTTATTTTTAGGAACAGCCAAAGACAATTCAATCGACATGATAAAAAAGGGCAGAGCAAGCGGCCAATTTCAGAAAGGTTTAATACCATGGAACAAAAAAAATTTATGAATAAATATCTATTGATTGCATTGTTTGTTATACCGCCAACCGTATGCATGGAGTCTAAGGCGCTCAAAAGAACACATACAACTCCCGCAGCACGATTTCTGACGCCGCCATCACATTCAAGAAATGTTGCCACATTCATTGCAGCAGAATATGCCCATGAAAGGCTCGTTAATATTATCAATCAGGCATTCGATCAATCGAATAAAGTGAGTATGATCATTCGAAGAAGGCTTGGCGTACGAAGAAGTATGAGTTGCCCGAATATTACGGCACCTCGCTTGGAAACTATAGCCGATGACGAAAAAGAAGAATCGCCCAAAATGATAATGGATTGGGTATATAACGTTTAGGGATGTATGGATTATGTATATTTCTGCCCAGCTTGTGGGCAAGAAACGAAGATTTTAGGATCAAAAAAGGATCAGCGAGAACTACATAATCCACAGTGCAGCAAATGTGTTGAGTGGTATGAAGAAGAAACCGAGACGTTGTGGTCATCGGTATTGGACGGGGAAATTTAGATATTTTAGGGGGAATTATGGATCCATTGATCGCATTTCTTATCGGTGCACTGCTTGGATATTTAGATGGCAAGAGTGAAAAGAAAGAAGAGCCTAAGCGATTTAATCAAGAATGGGATGATTATTACAAAGATTACTAGGCTATCTGTCTAAATCTTGGTTTTTTCTTGCCCGTTGATTGGTCATATGTGTCATATTCTTGTTTAAGAGCTTTGACTGTATTACCAAATCCTTGAGTATTATCAGCCGCTACTTCTTTGAATGCTTGACTGGCTAGCTTGCGTGCTTCTGGTGTGCGTAGGAAATCTGCAATACGAGCACTATATTTTGCCCCATATGTTGAAGCACCACCCAAAGCAACCCCTGGTAATCCGCCACCATAATTATATAACAATGCTCCTATGATTCCGTTCGTGGTTTTATTTTTAAACAGATTTTTAAGACCGGTATTATTTTCGATCATTTCCCCAATTTCTGAACGCAGATTAACTGCCTTGTATAGATCTTTTGCGCGATTATATTGTTTACCAAATTCAGGATGGGTTTTTGCCACATCTTGCAAGTCTTCTTGTATAGATTTGTATGCTGCCTTATAAAAAGGATGTTGGCTTACTTTTTCACCGATCTCTTTTTCACGCTCAAGCAGATTTTTTACATTAACGACATTGTCTTTTTCATTGATTTGGCTCTGAAGATTCTTCAAGACTTTACGCATATTTCTTGTATCAACATCGCTGCCTCGTCCTTCTAACTCTTCTACTAGTTGATTAACTACCTGTGATGTTTTAGGTGCAGGCGCATTGATTTTTGGTGCCAATTGATTTCGCTTTGCGTATGATTTTTCATATTCATTTTTAGCCGCTTTTACTATGCCTTGCGGTGTTTTCCCCAATCGTTTTGCATCAAATCCAAGTCCGCCAAGTGTACCTGCTATAAACTGTCCCACAGGACCGAGGCCGGCCGATTCTGCTGTCTGCATCCCTGCTTGTTGTGCAGTGGATCTGCCAATAGCTACTGGTAATGAGGCGCCCCCTGTCACAGCAGCTGCGATCGGTATCGTAGGATCGCCCGCGACCCCTTGAGCTATTCGCTCTGCAAAACCTTTCGGCTCCAAATATCCTTGCGGTAAATTTGGTTCAACAAAACGCTGGGTTATGCCTTGTTTCACATCTTGAGAACTGGGCAGAAATGGCAATCGTCCTGGCAACTGCGGTGCTCCTATTGCACCAAGAGCAGGATTGGCAATGCCGCCAACAAGACCAGAATAAATATCTTGTGGTGCGCCTATAAGTCCTTCAATGGCACGAGCAGTCATAGCTTGATATGGTCGAGCTAATTCACCAACGCCACCCCCAAGTCTCTGTAAAATATTTGGTTGTTGAGCTTGTTGTTGTGGTTGTAATGCCTTTTGTGTTCCACTTACTAATTTAAATGCCATATCTACTCCTTAACGCGCCACCATTGATTGCTTTTAAGTTGGTAGGTAACGCCCGTTTCCTCATCCTCAATCTTTGCTCCGTCGTCGTAGTCTTCCGTGGGAGGCAATATGTCAACTTCTTCTTCGGTGATAGGAACAAGATCACTTAATTCACGCATCTTTTTTGCCATTACTGAACGGATATTGGCAGGCTGCTCACCGCCATTTTCTTCAATAATTTGGTGACGCAACAGATCTTCTTTCTCTACTTTTTCAACTTCTTTTAAGATACGTTCAAGTAATTTTTTGCGCGCAGGCTTCGAATGGGCCAATCCGGCTTTGATGGATTCAGATAATTGCAATCTATATTTCGATATTGGACCACCCCCACGTGCAGCTAAGGCCGTAGCCAATTCTTGACTTGCAGATTTAAAACGCTGACTATTGTCGCTTAGATAACTAATAGGTTTATATGACGCAATTAGTCCACTTTCAACATCGCCTTCCTCATCAAGTGCTAACATCTCTTCTGCCAAGCTCCGTTCAAGTCCCGCATTCTCAGCGCGTTTATCCAGGCGATTGAGATAATCTTTATTACCAGCATTTATTCTCGATTGCTCAGCCGGGGATCGCTTAGTGGCTTGTGCGCCTTTACTAATTTGCTGTAAGAAATTAGGTTCCTGTTTTGCTGATTCTGTCATCCCTTGTGCTGTTTGTGGTTGTTGTTGCGAACCCAAAAGCTGAAGTGCTTGAAATTGCTGCTGCGGCGGTAAGGTAGACAAATAATCGGCTTGTGCTTTAGGAACATTAAGGGCTTGTAGCTTTTGCGACATAGGATTAGATGAAAGTCGTTCTCCAACTTCGTATGCTTTGTTTTTTGCATAGCTATTTAAAATATCGCCAAGAGTCTCGCCCGCACCACTGAAAAAAGACTCTGCATAACCCATAGGCTGTTCGATCGCTTGATTTTGAAGCGCATTGAGTCTGTTAGGGTTTTTTACAATATGAAATGCCATTATGCTACTCCTTGTGGGTTAGCTGCCGCCGCCCTTCTTGCGGATTGCCGTTGTTTTATGCGTTGAGCATAGGTATCAAGTTTTGTTCCCGGCTGTTTATATGTACGTTTGAAATCTTCTTCCGCGCCAACTGCTTGGCCAGTGATCGCTTGAATTTGCTGTACATCGTCTGCCGTTAATGGCCGTCCTGCTCGCTTACTTAATTCATCAAGGAATGCTTGTTGATCAGCCGTTATGCCATTTTCATTTTTAGGGGCTCCTGGTTCACCACGTGTTGCGCGCAATCCCGTATATATTTGCTGAACATCTTGAGGTGATACGACATCTCCTGCTGCCAGAGAATTAGCAAGGCCAGCCGTAGCTCCAGCTACGCCACCTGCGAGTGCTCCCCATGGGCCACCGCCAGTGATGAATCCCCCTGCTGCGCCTGTTGCTGCGCCACCAAGTGTTTTCAAAAAATGCCGCTTAAACTGTTCCCATTTAGATAACTGAGGTTGCGCCGCACCGCCCAGTCCTTGGTTTTCTTGATATACCTGTTCGTAAGGATTCAAATTCCCCAAATTATTCAGCAGTTGTGATTTTTCCTGCAAATTATATTGCGCTTCAAGTGCTGCAAGATTCGATTCCAGGGTGGCGCCCGCTCCGGACAATCTATTTAAAAAATTGCTGCCTGCATGGGATCCACTGCCGCCACCAGCGGTGAATCGTTCGGCAATACCAGGCAATGTTTCTGTAGCAAATGTACGACGATATTGATTAAGAATTGGCTTAATACCAGCTTGATTTGGATCGTATAATGATTGCAAGCGATCCACATGAGTATTAAATAATTTTTCCATTCGTTCTTGAAATGGCGCCGGATATCGAGGTAAAAACTGTGAAGGATTTGTCGTATTTAAGGGCATCGAAGCGCCGGGCTGAACCTGTTGCATCTGCTGCATTTGTTGTACTATGGGATTTGGTGCACCAATATCAGGATTGTTGGCACGGGCTACATGGGGATATACATCCGCACCCGTACGCCGTCCATATTCTTGCAAATCATTATATTGTTGAGGATCGATCCCCATTGGCGCATTGATCGTATTTGGTGGCATAGACGTTCCCTTTTTATAATCTTGTTCTTTTTAAGCCTAAAATGAGTCGGTCATTAATTCAACAAATACTTCAACACCACATAGACTACGTTGAAATTACTTCTGTTGCTGCCAGTCGTAATGTATACATTGGTACCATCAGCGCGTATTTCTATATTGTTTGCTAATGTCGGACTCGCGTATGGAATCGGTATATAATTAAAGCCGGTCGTATCGGATGCGGTGGCATATATTTCCGTAAAAGTTGTGGCGCCATTGCAGGTGATATTATGGGGCACCGTTAATGTTCCGGTATTTGGTAAAGGTCCAGTGAACAGGACCGTTGTTATACCCTGTCTATTATCGAGACTCACTACATTGGTCAAAGCTGGTGTATTCAAATTAGGATTGGGAAACCAAGATTGGCCATTAACAAACGGCATTCTTGTTTGATAGATGCCCGTTTCCTTTGTGTTTAGAACCAATGATATATAGTTCAAGTTTTGGTAAAGTCGTACGAGCAGTTCCTTAAACTGTATACTGTTTACATCAACCTCAAATATCTCACTCGTGTCCCAGACGTTCGTCGACGCTATAAACGACCCAAAACTGTTACTATTATCTGCCATTATTGCAACCTTGAACTTGTTGGTGATGTATGCAGCACCATACCTTCAATCTGAAAATCAGACCAAGCGATTGCTGCCGTAGAATTTTCTGTAGGGCTAAAATAAATATCCAACTGTATAAACTCGCCCTGTGATTGGAAATAAATAGGGTGCCATATACGAACCTGTGTCTGTTCAAAAGCATAATATGGGTCAGCATATGGTGCTGTTTGCAGGACGTTTGTGCCCATTATGGTGCCCGTTGCTGTTCCTTCATCAATCATGGATAGATTGCTGCTTGAAGTAAGGTAATCTACGGTGATCTCACCCTGACTTGTTTTAATAACGCAGAAATCAACTTTGCCTACATATACATCACGGCCTTGGCTGACATATGGATTAAGTTGTTTGGATTGGAAATTGATGTTAGATACAAGCGTCGCCACGCCGCCCCCAATGTATGTACCGTTAAATTGCGTATAATTGTCAGGATTCAAGAGACACCATGCTGTTATATCATCAACCCCATCTACGTTCAGAACTTGCAGAATGGTCGCATTGGCAATGCCAACGGTGATAGGCGAGTTGAGCGCTGATTCAATAGCAATAAAATCACCAACCATAAGATTGTGATTGGTAATACTGATTTCTAAATAGCCAAGAACGTTATTGAGAATATTGTTGATCTGTAAGACTCGGGCATTACGCGCATTATCTGAATCAACAATAAATACATATCCTTGCTGATTGCCTGCAATAACTTGACGATTTTGGACCTGCTCTGTTGCAGAATCCCATGAAAAATTCGCTTGCGCCCATGTCGTGTCATTGAGCGATGCCCATGTTGCATCTATCTGTTGGTTGAAATACCCAAAGCAGGTAATAGAATCATCAAAAAGCGCCCACGAACCAGTTCGATAATTGTATACAAGTACCTTATTGGGAAATGTTGGATCAACACAACTAACGTCAGTGCAAAACATGCGCTGATTATCAGAAGGAAATGTCCAATAAACGAGCTCTGTATAAAAGTCACGGATACCGACCACCCTCGTTACGCCTTGGTTTTTATTGCGTATCGTAAATACTTCATCAGGAATTTTAGTGTCGATTCTTTCTACATTGGCGCCATTACACGCATGCACCCCGGTATTGGACATGGTCAGGATATGGCGATCAAAAGGAACAGTTGAGAAGGTAGCCTCTGAACCAAGTTCTGTATTAATTTTCTGCCATGCAAAAGTCTGGCTTTGGTTCTGCACATATACCAATTCCCATGTACTGCGCTCAAAAAAGACAATGAGACGATCTTTTATAAATTCTGCACTAATAATAGCTTCGTCAGTTGGTGCATCAAGATACGCAGCGCCTGACCAGAAACTTTTATTTGGATCGGCCATGTTATCAGATTGATTGAGTTCGTACCACGCATTTTGGGCAAATGGCGAACCGTAAGACGACCAACGTGCACGATTGACATATTGCGTATTATTGCCAAAACCACCAGCGCCAGAACCATCATTTTCAATAGTATTCAGCAAAACTAAACGATTCTTAAAGGCAGCGATAATCCGCGCAGTGACTACATATGGACCTGTTTGGGGCGGTTGAGGAACACCAGCAATAGTTGGTGCGAAATAAAATCTGTTGGCCACCAATCCGCCATCTATCCAATTTGTACCATCAATTGTCCACTTAATAAAATCGTCTGTAGCTGCCCCGAGACCATTAGGATTAACCACATAATAATTGCTGACAAATAATGCGCGTATATTTGGCAATACCCCGCGCCAATTACAGGTCCAAAAGAAATTCCCATTACCGCCGTGCCATTCCAATGTTCCTGAACGAAGCCAAAATCCATTGGCGCTTGAAAATGTATAGGCGAAATGTGTATCAAAGGCATATGCAGGTTGATCGTTTACTGAGACACCCGCTTGATCGTACGTCGTTAATCCCATCACAGGCAAACCGGGATAATAATAAACAGCAGTTAACGGCGTAGAGCCAGTAATATCAACGGCTCCCGAAGTAGTATCATACGTTGCCATGGTTGAACTGCCTGTATCAAGCATATCTGCTGGTGAGCCCACTTCGTATACCGTAAAAATTTCATTAGCAATCGTAAAAGCTTGTCCAATGGCGCCAACACTCGGAAGCGGTACAACACCTGAAAAATTCCCCGATCCGTTAGTAGTTCCAATCTGCATCGACAAACGCGAATAAAAAGGGGCTATAACTGAATTAGGAGCACCATTGCCAGTCAAAGTACCGCCAAATCGTTTTCGTACGCGTCCACGGAAAATATAGACGTTATTAAGCGATGTGAATGCATCGTCTGGTATAAGCCAGGGCCGGAGATCGGTCTGTAAACCAGTAATGATCGGAGCAATAAGAAAACGATCAAATGCCATACTAATATCCTATAGCAAGATATTGAAATGATGTTGCCGCAGCGCCAACTGCTGATCTTGAAGATCCATACACATTCATACCTAGATTGGTAAACGTAGAAAGGCTGACATACGTATTTGTATCGCCTGCTCCTGTATTATAGTTCGTAACCTGCACGGACATTACTTGAGCAAATACGGGAATATCAGCCGCAACAGGAAAAGCAACAAAGGTGGCGCCATTGGCATTGGCATTGCCCCATTTCATTAAAATCCCTGAAGGCAAATAGCTCCATCCTGAAGTATTATTCAAAGGTGCAGAATCGGTGCTCAAAATCGATGCGGTAGCAGGTATTTGTGTCGCGGTTACTTCGTTTGTCTTATTTACATACATCTCATTTTGAGAAGTGATCGGATTTAAGAAGGAATAAAGAGCGACTTCGCCTGCATCAAATACGATCGGTGGTGATGCTACTTGTACGGGCATCTCTACATAAATATGCTTGCCTTGATTAGCTGTATTAAAAGGTGCATGATTGACCATCACCAAGGTATTAATTGCTTCCATATTATTAAGCAGATCACCCTGTGATTGGGAAATGACATCGCCTGCCATTGGAATCATTGAATTATATGCCATTAATGCTCCTTAAAATTGTCCTGTGCCGCCAAATCCACCATAACCCCATCCCGTGCCGCCAGTACCGCCTGACAAGCCATCAGTATATATGGTTGCCGTACGTTCGTTGGTGTATTGTACAATAGTTCTACGCTGACACAATGCTTCTTGTTTTTTAAATTCAGGCATAATCAGGGAAACTGATTCAAGGTCCATTCTATCTTCAAATATTTTCTTTGCCGCGCCATAAGCAATATATTGCCACCATTCTTCAAGTTCTGGCGTCATGTCTACATCAAGAAGAGCAGTAGGTCTAATATAGACTTCAAAATTGATCTCATATGGCTGATCTGGCACCGGGCGTATTCTAATTTTATTGTCATGAAATAACATTGCCTGTGGTCGCGCTGCCACTAATGGAATGGTTTGAGAGAATACCGGCTGTCCGGGTCCAGGTGGGTTGGTAAATGTCACCCTATATTGGCCCGTCAAATAGTTTACATTGTTGTTAGGCAGCAAATCGGCAGGATAATATAAAGGCACGGTGGGTAAATTGAGCATGGGATCGTATAGATTTCCCCAGACGGTAAAGTTGCCAGTGATTGCATCCCGTAAAGGATAATCGATCATCTGAATGCCTTCTGCTTCAGCAGTGAGATCGCCAATAGATGACAACAGCACTTCATTCTGTTCCAATACCGCAATCTGGTTGCCATTTAATGGCTGGATTGGAATTGATTGCTGAGCGTTGATAACACCGCTAAAAAACAACGTCATACCGTCGCCCGTTTGAGGTTGTTGGACGATTGAGTTTACTTGGGGATAGATGCCAAAAAACTCTTCCCTGTTTTGCGAATAAAATGCGGGAAAGCCAGCCACATATACTGGGGTGTGAATAGTGAG